CCATCTTCTTCTCCTTGAGGTTTTGCCATTGGCAAGTTAATAAAATATTTCTTTTTGCTAATCTCATAATTAACAAATTCCGATTCCAAATTTCTTATTTGGGTGTTACCCCTATCTAGAATTTTAGCACGAACATCTTCAAATATTGATCTTACGTGCCTTTGTTCTGGAGTTAAGTCATCTTCTTCTGCATCAAAACCCCATAGAAAACCAAAATGTTCTTCGATAGTCGAAAGCGCGCCTATCATTGTAGTTTGGATTTTCTTCTTTGAAGCCTTAAACAGACTATCTCTCGAAACTTCTTTGTAGCGATCTTCGCGTGACCTTTTGTAGTCCAACGAAGATTTCAAGAACTTGTTGTAATCTTCCATTATCTCATTCCTTTAATTTTACTTCTAGCCGCTTGCATACGTTCTACGGCTATATCTTGTCTCACATCATTAAGCTCTGTAAACTTAATTTGACCGTCTGCATTTTCAATTGTATTTTGTCTATCTCTTATTATACTCCTAACAGATGGATGATTCACATCAAATATCTTGTTAGCTTCTTCTTGATCGTTAGCCATTAAGAATACTTCTTGAGAGTTGGCAATCTTGGGATTCTTAATCAAGTCTTCAACTTGGCGTTTTTTCTTTTGTTTATCGTATTCTCTTCGCTGGTGAATAAACCAGCCATCAAGACAATCATCGTCCTCTATGACTTTTTCATCCGGGGATTCTTGGCTTTCGTACACATTATCATACATAGAAGAATAACTACACAAAGAGATTTGATCCTTGGTTAATTCACAGGTGGGCTTTCCAAATACATTAGACTGTTTTTTTCCGACGTTCCACATGGATCTCCAAGGCTCACTTCTGGCAACAGAGCGGAATTGTCCACTGGATATTTGGTTTGAATTGTAGTAATCCATAAGAGTAGAGATGGAGTGATTTGACCAATCATACATGGAGCCATCTATGTTATAGGTGGATTTTGATATTATCCACACAGACCTAGCAAATGAAGCCACTCCCTCGCAGGAAGTGTGGTCTAATGTATGTTTTTTCGACTTAACCTTCATAAGCTGTTTTTCCAAATCCCTAATTGCCATCTTTATGCTGAAAAGGTCTCTAGTTTTATAAAAAAATTCAAAAGCCTTTAGCTTGAATTCCTCTATCTTCTTTTCTATCTTTTCAGCCTCTCTGTCGTCAAATGGACTCCAGATATTGTTGTTAACTAAAATCTCTTTAAGTTCATCCTTTAAGTAAACGCCTTTAAAATAAGCCTCTTTGTATGACTCGTCATAAATATGAAAAGACTCTTCTAGGACATCTTTACTTGGTTCATAAATGTATAAAGCAGGATTGCCTAGCGAACAGCGTAAGCGACCCTGCAATATACGGTATAAAGTTTTCTCATTTAAAATATTATCCATCCAAATTTCCTAGTTCTACTTGCCTCGCCCTAGGTCCGGGAGAGCGAGGCTATCGCAGAATGAATTACGCTGTGCTGTCATGCACAGTGAGAACATTAAAGTTAGAGAACGAGTAGCTCACTGTCGAGTTTCCTCCACCAGTGTCGCCACCGGAATACGAAACCGAAGAAAGCTTGTTCTGAGTTCCAAGGTTAAGAACTGTTCCACAAGTGTCTTTAATAATAATGGTATTATTTGACAAGTTCGGAGCAGCACCAGAAACGTTAATCAGGTCACCAGAGGTCGCCATAACTTCAAAGTCACAGGTAACTTCCACGGGGAAAGTAGCGTATCTGGTATATGGGCCGAATCTACCAAGTTCTTGAATATTCTCTTGTCCAAAGTCAGTACTTACAGCAATACTTTGAATATGAGCGTTAGAACTGATGCCAGCCTCGCTTGAGCTATCATCACCACCCTGCGACAGAATCGTGGCAGGAAGTGTTGAACCAGCGATATCTACATTGACCCTGCGAGCAACCCCCGAAACTGCGGTATCGCTACCGGTAAATGCGGCAGTAATGTTGGAATTAGCTGTCCACTGGGCTGTTGGAGATGCTCCAATCACACCGGCAGTATTAGCATTCCAGAATCTATCATTACCAACGAGGGTGACCGACTCAGTAGCGCTTCCGTCCACGCTATAATTATAAGCAACGGAACTTGTGAACATTCCAGAGTTGAAACAAACGTTTCTTGGAACACCCGTCGCATGTGACAGACCATCGTCAAACACAGCAACATAGACATCACATCTTTCTTTAGTCGCAGTAACAACGTCTGTTCTACATGTACCATTCGAGGCTAGCGTATAGATAAGCTTTTCACCGTCGATAACTTTTTCGAGAGTCACCTCAATATCGGCAACTTCCTCGACATTTTCATAAATCTCAATTTGCCCCATCTCAAAAACTTGGTCTAGGGTAAATGTTGAACTCATTCCAACGCTTTGCAAGCCCTTCACAACACCGGCAGCAGTTGGGGTTGCGCCCCTGCCCATGATGGCTACAGCTTGGCAAGCATAAAATATTCTTTGATTACGGGCCATTGTTTAGTCTCCCTTGTTTTCTTTATAGTCCTCTGGTAAGGCTGTTATTATATACACAAAATTTTAGATTATATGGCTTTTACCTGTGTTTTGCAGCGAGTACTACCTATGTACAGATCTGGTGTCAACTGTACTACATCCTGCGCTCTTGAACTATTAATCCAGCATTTTCTATAGTAAAAATTATCAATAAGCTTAGGATAAAGACCGCTGGACAAAGCATGTTCATTTAATTCATTCCTGTAATTGAATGGATAAGCCCCAGAAAGACCTACGGTAGTGGGGTCAAATAGGTGAATTGTTCTTTCATTTTGATAAAGCGTGGCATCCATCAAATTATTGCATTCCCAATGATTTTCTGTAATTATGTGGAAAATGACATCATTATTGACCCACTGACCACCGCCCAACTGAAAGCCCTCCATACTTCTGGCAGGAATAACTTCTACAGCTATAGCGGGAAGTTGGACTCTAGTTTCACCAAGTTGCGCCCAGCCCCCAGAGGACGAAACCTGAAAACCCTCTTCGTTTCTAAAGGATCTCTGCTGAATTTGACGGAACCAAGAAACGCCTTCTGCGGGAATAACCTGAACCCATTTATGACTATATTCTAACTGAACGGTGCTGGTCGTGGCTATGGCCGTATCAAAAACGACTCTCCCGTTTGGATAGTCTATGTAAAATGGCTTGCTAACGTTTCCGGTGGCGTAAAAGGTGCTGTCTACAAAAACCCCAGATATCGCAATTGGCTGCTCTGTAGTGGCGTCTATGCCGCTTTCCCATACCCAATTCTGACGATACCCCTCCCAGACCTGACCATCTGTATAATTTGGGTCATCAGCACTTCTCAGCTTGTGCCTATCCCCGCCATAAATGCCAGATTGGGGTATCTGAATACTATAGAAAGAACCACGATCCAAAAATCCCCAGTCATAGAAAGCGATAAAATTATCTAACAAAATATTAGAAAGGGTCGCATCTTGGGCATTTGAAAGATTTGATAATTTTGTATGGGGTCCACCTACCATTATGAAAGCTCCCTTCTTACTATTGCGGAGATTTTTCTTAGGGTTGGATCAATTGCCCTCGTTATGAAATTATCCTGCTCATCACCAGAAAATAAAGGGTTGACCTTAAATGGGCCAATCTTCTCATCCATTCTAGCGCCGCCAGTTCTACCTGCTCCAAGCTCATAATGAACGCCAAAATCGCCAATAATAATCGCATCTCCAGCAGTCAATAGCCACCTAAGCCAAGGTATAGACCCCCCAGATTCTATAACCTGCTCCGCTACAGATAGAGAAAGAAGATTAGAAAAACTGGACGGTTGAACAGTTATTTTAATACCGCCCTTAAAGCTACCGCCCCTAGAGGTTATTTTTGAAATAGAAACCCTCGTAGAATTTGCAACAGAATTAACTATGGCGGTTGAAGGATCTTCCGTCAGACCAAAATCAAGTTTTAAGATCCCGCTAGAAAGCTCCTGTATTTCTGGACAGGTGGCAATAGCCGCTCTAATGACTTCTTTTACTTCTCTTCTTATGTTAGAAGCAGAAGTTTTTAATATCTGATCGCCCTCTCTAGCCAAGGCTTTGTTTATCAAGGCCCGCATTCTGGCGTTGCTTGTAACTATTCTCACTATTCACTCCTGCTCCAAAACGTAACAACATATTTAGTTGTATTTTGTTTAAATCCTTGCGGGTAAGATATGCCTGTCCTTTCGTATCTACCCTGATCGTATTTTTCTATTCCGTCATAATTTGGGATCATGTATTTAGCTTTGTTTATTTTCTCCAGATCTGTCATGTATGATATGGTCTGAATAGAGCCATCAGGAATATCTATAGGAATACCAACATCAACCCAAAACTTTCTATTCCAGTAAATTCTAAGAGTGATATCCTCCGTCGTCTCTACCGCTTTGTACCCCTTCCCATTGCAGTAGGGACACGGCATCCCTCTTTCAAATGGATAGGGACCGCCAGTTCTATACTTACTTATAGACCTATTTCGAGTACCCATTGTGTCCATGTAGCAATTCGGACACTGTTCTCTTTTCTCTGGATACACTAAAGTACCAGTTCTTGTAAATAACAAGACGGCTTCATTATATGTATCGAACACGCTAGCGGGTATGTTAATCGCCATTTAAGTCTCCTACGGGCTAACTGCGACTCCAGACGGACTATTTGGCTGGTAAGCCTGAACAATGCTATATCTGCCATCCATCCTTGAATTTATAACAGAAATAGATTGATCTATTTGAGTCGTCAGAAGCGGTGGAAACGGACTAACTGTGTTATTTGCTCCGAGCTTATCCGCTGCGGCCAAACCTCTGGCCCCAGCAATACTGACAATCCCCTCCCCACCTTGGGGTTGTTCGTTGCCGCTAACTATTTTTTGAGTAACTGCCATTTTTTTCTCCTAGTCGAATATATTACTACGATAATCAAGCCCATTAGACCTCAAGACCGAACTTCCGGGGCTATACGGTCCGAGTACTGCCTGACCAACAAGGGTATTGTTATATTGATAAGCTTTAAGTAACTGATCGTATTTTTTACATATATCATTGTACAAAATTGTTAAATTCTGAGTAACGCCCCTTAGATCAATGGCAGATGGGCCATCTTTAATTGATATGGCATTGGCCGACTCTGTTTTAACTTCACTTCCTAATAAGATACAGGCAGACTTATAAACGCTCAGTATGGAAAAATCCGCATCTTTTTCGGTTATTGGGTCTGGGGAAATAGAAAGAGAAGAAACACTCACCACATAATCATTACTAAAATCAGCATCGCTCAAGACGCCATAAGCGCCCACAACTATTACCTGCTTTAATCTTTCGTCTGTATATTTTGCATGATCTAGGTCTCCGATTAGAGATCTAAGCATTACAACTAAATCTACCTTCCAAGACATAAATCACCTATAGGTTTTCGTTAACTTTAAAATATCCCACGCTAGTATTCCATGTTCCATCTGATGTGACAACATAAGCCTGTAAATGCCAAGTTCCGGGACCGGAAAGATCACCATCCACAGTCAAATATTGAATTTGACCATCAGAGCCATCGCTAGTAAAGACGGCAACCCTCTCGAAAGTGGTGCCATCAGGCTTTTTAAATGTAAACTTTTTGGTTGTCGCGCTGCTAATATCGGCTACAGAAGTAGTTCCGGTAGACGAAGTGTCATAAACCGTAATCCTAAATACTGTGCCTATGTCATTAACGTGCGCCTCTTCTACGAATGCCATAATATACCTCCATATATTTATACACAGTTAAGGAGTGTTCCGTATCAAAATAATGATAATTATGCGTACCTCCTAGCGGTAGCGTTGTAATTTTGAGAAACTTCCCATGCAGACATGGCCTGATTGTAGACCCTAACCACAGAAATTTCACCGTTCCAATACGCGGCGGCTGGACTAGCAGAGTTTCCCCTAGCCCCGATTATGGCATTATTAGCGCTAAAATTAGGGCTAGTATTGGTAACGCTTTTAGAAGAATCTAGGGTTCCATTTAGATAGATCTCCATACGATTTGATTTTTTTACACATATAAGATTCATCCAAGTATTTAAGAGTGGCGTTGGATAAGTCCCTGTCTGTAGGTTAGCATTCCACCTTGTGAAAAAATAATATCTTAGCCCATTCATTCTAAACTCTAAACCATCACTCCCATTAATGGCAAAGATCCCATATGAGCTATTTCTTACATCTGCATTAATCCAAAAATCAAGAGAAAGCTCACTACCAGAAAGCTCAGTACCGGCAAAATCCGTAGAAATATAATCATCGGTCCCGTCAAACTCTATGCTTCCATATTGATTATTTGTAAACGCGGCACCATTTACTAAAGATGTAGTATGAGATCCTGTCATATCTTCGGCATTCTCGCCATACATCTTAGAGGCAGCGTCCATACAGAAAACCAGACCTGTAGTTTTTATACTGGCATTGTATGCTGCATTTACTGGATGTGTAGCCATTATGGAGTCTCCTCTGGGGTCCAAGCGGCAGTAGCAAGAATCTCAAGAATCTCAGAATGAGAATACTCCTGACTTTTACTAGGGCAGGAAGTAACACTAGAGGGCATTTCGTGTTCGTACTTAACAAATGTCAAGGTTTCATCTAAACTCTTCCTGACCGTATCGGCAGAAGTCTGCATAACCTGACTAAAGTCTATAATTCCAATATCATCAACTGAAATTATAACATAATGCCTATCATCGAAATTACTATGTGCCATATTCCTACTTTCTGTAAATTAATCAACAAACATTAAAAAGGGCGCGTTCGTGGTAGTGGTTGCTGGGGTATACGTTACTATTATTCTAGTTTCGGTAATCTGAAAACATCCAGTCATGTCGTAATCTTGTAAATTAAATCTCCAAGCCCCATTAAGCCCCGAAGGAAAAGAACTAGTTTTATCATAGGTGGTAGTTCTAGCCTCTCCCCCAGATTGACTATAAGCACCAAACATTTGAAAATAATTGTCATCCGGGTCATAGATTACACACTCGCCCCCTTGAGCGTCACCGCCGCAAAAATCCCCATCTGGATTCCAGTCTATCTCAAACCTCATATTAGTGACTTCGGAAACAGTAATACCACTAATTGTAACAGAACTATTTAGATCATCATCGGGACCGTAGTCTGTAGCATTTGTAAAAGTTGTTGTCGCCATTTTATATCCTAGTCAGGTAGGTTTTGACCAACTACGAATCCATCAAAAGCGCTTCCAGCATCGTTTGTGCAGAGGAAACCATAAACATCTGTATGTGAAGTTGAGGTAGACATAGTGGGAGCGGTTCCTCCACCGGCCCATCTCACTGTCGCCGCAGCACCACCCGTAGTGTAATCAACATTAGTCCAAGCAACAGTCTTTGCAGATGCAGCATGTTGCGTTATACGTAATAAAAATCTTTGGCCCCTTTTAGCGTTTATAAATTCAAACTTTGTTACATTGTTACCCAATACAACATTATGATAATTTCCAGTGCTTAGATCTATAGTAATCGTCGCATCTTCGGTTGTTGGCGTATCGTTTGCTGGTACAGCTTCTTGAACATAAGCTCCACCTGTTAACGTTATACCGGATGCCCCGATGGTCACACCGCTGGCGGTCACCCTAGAATCAAACTGATTAAACACACCATGTTTAGCCCCTGTGAAACTTTTCGCAGAATCTAGAATCAAAGCCTTAGAGGCTGTCACGGTTCCCGCCGCCGAAACATTTACTTGACCACTGGCGTAAGTTGCAATTCCAGAAGTTGCTATTAACGAAGTAGCAGTTCCAGAAACCGCAAGCAAAGATGTAGCTATACCAGAAGCGGTGTTTAAAGATGTAGCCTGACCAGAAGCGTACTGCGCCTCCGCGCTAGCGCCACCGCCACCAACGGCAGAACCATTAAATTTAAGAGTTCCACCATCATTGTATAAAGTATTTGTAGTTACGGCGGGTACATAACTAGATAGTACAAAACCCTTTTGGAATTGTCCCGAAGACGAAACATCAAGACCATAAAGAGGAACACCAGTACCAACGCCAACATATCTTCCGTACTGTCCTATTCTAACATCTCCGCTGGCATCGGCAGCGATAAGAGGAAGTCCCGTAATATCATTAACGCTAAAAATATTACCGGTGGAGAGATTATCTGTAATAGTGAACAACTGCCCCTGTGTACCCTCGAAAGAAAGAGCCGTTCCAGAGCCGGTTGCGCTGGCGTGACTAGATAGAACTTTAAGAGTTATAGGAGTATCCTCAACCCCAGAGCCGGTAAATACAATCTTCGGAACAAAAATGTTATCAGAGGTAAGCTGGATTTCTTGTAGATTACCAGTTCCGCCGTAGATATTTATTTTATCTGCGCCATCTACATTTATACCACTACCAGCGGTCAAGCTTGATCCGGCGCTCTCCGCTTCCCAGTTGGGAACATTGCCGTTCATCTTCAAGATATAGTCATCAGTACCCTTAGCCAATCTTGTGAAACTGGTTCCGTTATGATAGAGAATATCCCCCTCTACATTTGATCCAAAGCTAATGTTAACCGTATTACCGGATGCGTATGACGCTATACCAGAAGTAGCGACTAGCGAAGTAGCCGTTCCAGAAACACTAAGTAGAGAAGTAGCAATACCAGAAGCAGTATTCAGCGCAGTAATATTGCCTTGATTTGATATCGCTTGACCAGAAGCGTAATTCGCTATTCCAGAAGTGGCGACAATATCACTTTCATTAGCAATTGCCTGACCGCTTGCGTAGGTAGCTATGCCAGAGCTAGCGACTAGCGAAGTAGCAGTACCGGATACAGCCAACAGTGAAGTAGCAATTCCAGAGGCGGTGTTCAAGGCTGTTATATTGCCTTGATTAGATATCGCCTGCCCCGAAGCGTAAGTTGCAATACCCTCATTTTCAATCGCTTGACCGCTTGCATAAGTAGCTATACCGGAACTAGCCACCAAAGAAGTAGCAGTACCAGAAACAGCCAGCAAGGAAGTAGCAATCCCAGAGGCAGTATTTAGGGCAGTAATATTACTTTGGTTTGTTATGGCCTGACCAGAACTATAAACAGCAATACCAGAAACATAATTAAGTTGTGCAGTAGTAACATCACCTCCACCCCCTGACTCAGCCTCCCAGTTAGGGACGTTGCCGTTCATTTTTAGGATATAGTCGTCTGATCCTTTGGCAAGCCTAGTGAAACTAGTGCCGTTGTGATAAAGTATATCCCCTTCTACATTTGAACCAAAAGTAATATTCGCAGTATTTCCAGATGCGTATGTGGCTATCCCTGAACTAGCCACTAAAGAGGTTGCAGTTCCAGATACAGAAAGTAGGGAGGTAGCAATACCGGAAGCGGTGTTCAAGGCCGTTATATTTGATTGATTAGATATCGCTTGACCAGAACTATAAACAGCAACACCGGATACATAGTTAAGCTGCGCAGTAGTGACATCGCCACCACCCCCACCGCCAGTGGTTATCGTTACCTGACCCGTACCATCGTCTGTTAGAGTTCCATTGCTGACAACTATAGTTCTAACATTACTAACGTTAGGATTACCATCAGCTTCTTTAACGGTCAAAGAAACACCAGAAGCGTAAGCGGCAATCCCAGAAACAGCAACAATATCACCTTCATTTGCAATAGCTTGACCACTTGCATAATCTGCTATTCCAGAACTAGAAATCAAAGACGTAGCAGTTCCAGACACAGCCAGTAAGGAAGTAGCAATTCCAGAAGCGGTATTCAAGGCTGTTATATTTGACTGATTAGATATCGCCTGACCAGAGCTATATACAGCTATACCGGAAACATAGTTAAGTTGAGCCGTGGTCACATCTCCACCACCAACCGTAGAACCATTGAACTTTAAAGTTCCTCCATCATTATAAAGTGTGTTGGTGGTTACAGAGGGTGTATTATTCGCAAGAACTATGCCAGAATTTCCAACTATAGCGCCAGTAGTCTGCGCCATACCCGCAACATCAAGAAGATAACTAGGACTACTTGTACCAATACCCACTTTGTCATTTGCGCCATCTGTAAAAAGAAGATTTTCTTCGTTGTTACTTTCAACCCGAAAGTTGACATCATTACCGCCTTCATTGATTATAACTTTATCATTAGAGGCTTCTTCTAATGTTAGCAGGGTTCTACCACCAGCCGCAAAAAGTATCTCGTCAGTTTTAAGTTTTATGTAAGTATTTGTATCCCCATTATGATAAATATATTCTTTAACATACATATCGTCAAAGGTGGGAGTGCCGCCGGTAAGAACGCCGGAACTATAAGTAGCCACTCCAGAAACATAATTAAGCTGTGCTGTCGTTACATCTCCACCACCACCACCACCTACGCCAGAAGCATATGCCGCAATCCCAGAAACCGCAACTATATCGCTTTCATTTGCAATAGCTTGGCCTGATGCATATGAAGCTTCTGCACTAGCACCGGCGCTAGCCAACTGAGAACCATTAAAGTAAAGAGTTCCAGCAACATTATACAGCTTATTTGAAGTAGATGCCGGGGTAAGACTTGCTATCTGGATACCGTTTCCGGTGGCGCTAATGCCGTGACCGGCAATTATACCATTCTTATCAACCGAAGCCAAAATATCATCAGAACTATTTTTCCAGCTTGTTAAATTCGATGCCTGTGAAACAGCGCCCTTTACAACAATACCTTCATCATTAGCAGAGTCTACACCGATAAAGAGGGTGTCATCAAGCGTAACATCAGCAGCACCGATAGCAACTCTTTTGGCGTCCATGTCACCCTTGATTAGAGTACCATTAGTCGCGGGAGTAGAGTTGCCTATAAAGACAAGACTGTTGGTAGAATTAGAAGTACCTGCGCCTTCACCTATATAAATACACTCATCACCAGAAGAACTTTTACCGGCGTTTTTACCTATACCTATGGATTTGGTCGATCCCGTAGAAGACTGTCCAGCAGTTTGACCGATCCATATAGACGATTCACCTCCCCCATTGTATCCGGCCCTATACCCGATAGCAACAGAATAATCCTCACTCAAAGAAGTGGCAGCCTCATAACCAACGGAAGTAGAGTAGCTACCAACCCCAGAACCCGCTTGATATCCAATAGATACAAAACCTATCTCATAAGAATGCAGAGCAGCCTTATATCCTATAGCAGTAGATTCGTGCCTCATTTTGTTACCGGCAGAATACCCAACAGCAACACTACTGTATACGACAGTAGATGCATCCGATATAATGGGTCCAGCCTTTGCACCAATATGAACGTTGTGTTGACCGGTTTTATTTATGGTGGATGATTCAGCACCTATGATAACACTATTATTGCCAGTAGTAATACCGCTACCAGCGCCATATCCTATAAGTACATTGTTACTATTTGTTGGCCCCGTCATATCCCCAATAGACAAAGACTTATTGGTAATATTTAGATCGACAACGGTGGACTGAGATGGCGTTCCACTTAAACTAACATCATTAAGCTCAACTAATTTGGAAGCTTTTAGTATTGTGTTATCCGAGAATATAATACCAGAGGCACCAATTACAGCTTGACTGTCTTCATTTTTGTATAGGGCTTTATCGGCAGGATAAGTTATGAAAACCACCCCACTACCGCCAAGGCTAATTTTACTCCCGCTATTCGAGCTAGAAAGAATGGTAGTTCGGAGTAGGTTATTAGAACCATAAGTACCGATACCTACTTCCCACTTATCATTTTCTTCCAACGTGTAATAAGTTATATCACCGCTAGATAATACATCGCTAAATTTTTGAAATCCAGCGGGACTGCCAGTCAAAGAAAGTCCACTAACCCCAGTAGTTGAAGTATTTTCTCTAACCCTGTCTCCTATTTTTAATGCCATAAAGACATCCTCCGCTTATAAATATTTTACTAATTAGGATCTGTAATGTCTGGTGGCGTGGGCTTTTGAACACTCTCCCGCCCGACTTTAAGCTCATAGGCCACAGTATTCTGCATTAAAAAATCTCTTGTTTTTCTATTGGCAAATTGAGATTGGGTTTCTGGATTTGCTATAGATTCAGGATTCGTAACCGCATCCACCGGTATTGAAGCGTCGAAACTGGGATTTGGAACTTCTGCCTCATATCCATAGTTTTCACACATAGCAGTAATAACTCTACCAACGTCATTATCAGAAATATTGACCGAAAATACCGCCATCTTTATCTCCTTGCATTAAAATTAATTGTCTTATTTATCTCTAAATCATGATCCTGCTGCTTGTTTATGTTTAAAGAATGATCTATCTGTTTATTTATACTAAGGGGAAACGTTAAAACTTCTTTATTGAAATATAGAACGACAGCACCCCCGCCGTATGGATCTGTTCTTACGCGACCATCGTCAGAAAATGCAGTTTCAGAAAAAGAAGTAGAGCCAAAAAACATAATATACCCCCAAGATATATACACAATACACTAGGTATAATAAAAAAGCCGCCCAAAAATGAACGGCTTTATTTTTTGTCAGGCTTTTACCCCTAGAAGGAGCCAGCCAACACTCTACGGTTATCAAGGACGCCAAACCCAACTTCGGCCCAACCATAGTAACCTTGACGCTGAAATCTATGGAGTTGCGGATCTTCAAAGATCTCAACATTCTTCTTGATAGGCATCACGAAGCTGTCATTTGCGCCTTGGTCAAGGCCAATAACAAGCTCAACGTCAGAACTAGCAAGAGATCCACCAAGATCGCTAGTGAAGTAAGACTGATACTCTTGACCATCACCAAACTCGAAAATGTCATGAAGGTTCACACCAAAGATTCGAGTCAGAGGACCGCCATTATCAGCAGCCGTGTAGATTTCTCGTCGAGAAACTTCATCAAGCTGATCCACGCCCCAGTTACGAATGTCTTCGATGGCCTCTGGACTCAGGTAAAGGTCACTCAGGCTACCCGGAGCAGTAACACTGTTTCCGCCACCGTTTCTGCGCATGACAGTCTTCATCAGACTAACAAGACGCTTGGTGAACTGACCAGCAGCAGCATCGGCATCATACACCAAGATGTTACGGTCAACGGCGGAAGCCAAAAGAGTGTGCCAACCATCGTCGTTAATTTTCTTAACAAACGAAGCTTCAAGCACTTGCATGGCACGACCAACAACATTCCAGTTTGCCTCTCTTGCGTATTTAAGCAAGAAGTCAATCGAACTCGAAATGCCATAAGTGTTAATCATGACGTAATCACCTTCAACGTGACGCTCAGGAATACGTCCGTTTCCGGGATTTGTATAGGCAATATGGTCGCCCTCGGTTCCGGGTGCCAAGAGATCCAATGGAAACTCTGGGCTTGCTCCCGGCTCAAGAGGCATAGCCTCATAGATCGAAGTTACCACATCTCCAAACACAACGCCCTCTCGGAGCGGTGTCTCAAGAGCTTTAGCAATTTCTCTTTGGGCTTCTAAAGCCACGGCGCGATCAGCGCTACCTGACCTTTTAAGCAAACCGATGAATTCTTCGGTAGGTCTTTTTTTAATAGACATGTTATGTTCTCCTTTGGTTTTTATTATACGTTAGTGTTTGGAAGGTCGATAAATACTTTAGCATAGCCGTCCTCATCCACACCACTCAAAAACCTACCAACAACTCTGGTTGAACCATCAGCGTCAGTATCGTCATTTGAAAGGTCTGTAGTAGAAAGATTCCCACTATGCCCCAAGAAAGCTGCGTTTCCAGCAGCAGGACTCGTTCCTTCCAAGCTGCTGGTTACAACATAACCCTTTTGGAGAAGAGTAACCTTTCCGCCTTTTTGAACTTCGTCTTTATGTTGATTCAAATGCTGACGAGTCAGGTCGATACTGACCATATCGTTAAGCAAAAGACCAACTGGAACTTTTCCCGAAGGAATTGCGGCATAAGTGACCAAGGCAGAACCCTGATCCATAGCAGCACCAGATCCGCCAGTGCTAAGAGCCACAACACCGCCCCTCGTAGCGGCTTCATTCATGAAGAATGAAATGTCTGTTTGAAGCGTACTTCTATCAGTTTTAAGAGCCATTATGAATCTCCTTTATAGATTACTTGTCTTGTTTAGGCAAAGTTTGTAAAACAGAACCAAGCCACTCACTCGCTACGCTGCGAAGAGATTCCGCTGGATCTTCTTGTTCATTAATTTCCGCAATTGCGACTTCCTCAACCTTTTCGGCTTGCTCAAGGACTTCCTCGCTAGCCTCCGCAGGATCTAGTTCTTCCTGTGCCTCGGTCTCTTCTTGCGCCTTTGCATCTTTTTCTTTTTCTTCTTTCTTTTCGTCGTCTTTTTTCATCCAAGGTGGCATTTTACCGCTCTTACCTTTCATGGTAGCTACGAGCTTGTCGAAAGTTTCATCGTCAAGATGGCTAAAATCTTCAACGGTAGCGACAGCTTCTTCTGCGCCGAATCCAACTTCTTCAAGCTGTGCCTGACGCTTCATCATAGCCTCGTTCTTTCTAATTTCTTCCATCTCGTCTTTCATGACTTTCGCCTCTGACTCAAGCTGCTTATTTGAAGCCAGCAATGACTCATTTGTTTCAGAAAGAGTTTTGATAGTCTCTGTGTTTTCTGCAATAGTAGCTTCCAGAGATTGAATCGAAGACTCATATTCCGCAACCTTTTCTGCAACTACCTTTTGGGTAAGTTCATCGTTTGCGGCCTTAGCCTCCTCTAGTTTTGCTTGCAAATCCGCGATTTGCTTTTCGTGATTATCAGACATTAAGTTCTCCTTAATTGAAGATATAGTTAAAATTTGTGCCTCAGATTCATCAAAAAATCTATTTCCTTCCAGTATAATGCTACGTGGATTAGCAGGCTTTGAAACCAAGCCCTTACCAGAGAACGATAAGTTTCGTAAGAGTCTGCCAACTTTGTAGTCTTCGTATTGTCCGCTTCCGCCATAAGATCTTAAATGTTTAGTAAGGAATGCAGAGGCTTCATTTCTATTTACGACCCTAGTCTTGCCCTCACTATCTACTAGAGCATAATCAAAATTGGGGAAAAGGCACTCCATAGAGACGAACCATTTACCCTCTTCGATTTCGGCCAGTATTTTTTGTATTCTTTCTCTTTGATCTAAATCGCTCCACTCTTTGTAAATGACAGCGGTAGTCAGGATGTTAAACTCAGGGGGAACACCTTCTTCCGAGATGGCATTACCCTCAAAATCTACAATGCTATTTCCAGTTATATGACCGATTATGTCCTTTTCATCGTGCATATAGTTAAATGGTTTATCTTCGGGGGTATTTCTGGCCGCAAAGGTTTCAATAGGATCAAAGACATCATCGTTCTTATTCCACCCAGTGCTAACTAAGATAGACTTTAGATAGAATAAGTCCATTTGGCCTTCATCCGAAGCCTTGGAAACTCCTAAAGTTTCTAGGTCTGCGGGCAAACAGGAAGAGGGATTATCCAGTAGATTTACGGGGGTATCTACCACCGTAGCTACGGAGCAATAGGCAACTGAATTGTTGTTCAGTTGGTCTACTAAGCCATCTTTGATTTCTGTTTCGTATATTTTCATAAATACCTCCGAAAACTAATACACAAATTTTTTGAATAATAGACTTTATTGCTAAAAATTGGACATTTCGCCAAAGGTGGCCGAATAAATATATCTAGTCTCAGAAGTATTTGGCTTTCTCTTATTGGCCTTTGTAAAGGCGTCTATTTTCACTTTTGCCAAGTCATGAAATTCGCTTGAAGGCTTGGTTTTACTATCTATTAACTGCTTTATTATATTCTCATCAACATCCATAAAAGGAGTCATTCCCGTGAGTATACAAAGCTTCAAGTATTCTAGTTGATCGACCTCGGCCTTATTTAAGCTCCTGACATTCTTTTTGTTAAAATGAGATAAAGCAATAGGAGATACTATCTCAGAAATCTTAGCTTGAGCCTCCATAGCCCAGAGCGTCTTAGCGGTAGAATCGGAACTTTTGGGAAGCACTCTTTTCTGCTTCCTTTTTTGGGTATCCTTTGAAAACTTTGGCCTACCGTCATCCTGAGTCGGCTTGTTTTCATCGTCTTTTTGAGGAGATGGCTGAGTAACAGGGTCCGCAGGAGGGTCTGTATACGGAACGCCTATATTCTCAAGGTATTCAGAATCAAGAATATCCTTTGTCAAGGCTATCTTTGCCATATCGTTTTTATGCTGTGGATTATGATAGGGGCCAGCTTTCTGAGGAGCAACAGAATCGTTGACCCTTTCCCTCTCTTCTCTTCTCACTCTAACCCTTTCAATGTTTGGAATTTCTCTAAACCTTTCCAGAAGTGTTTCTTGCGAAATTATATCTCTATCAGCAAGATCCATAAGTAGCTTCTTCTGGGCCGCCTCGTCAGACAAAACAATAGAATCAAAGTGAATTTCAGCAGGGAATCTGAAACCCATAGCCTTTTGTACTATCTTAATCTCATGTCTCCAAAACTCAGACAGAACCTCTCTACCGTACTCAAGTCTTTCTATAAGGGTTTTTAGAGAAACGTAGTTGTTTGTGTAGCCGCCCCCAGTACTAGCCCCAGTGAGAGTTGGGGGAATACCGAGTCCAGCGTAGATACTAGTAAGGACGGGCTGATATTTTTCAGCACCTAAGAATCGGTAAACCTGAGATTGAGACTCTGTAAACTTCAATTCTGGACCCCAGACCATATCCATTGTACCGCCGCCAACGTTGCTGGCGAGAATATCTCTGAGTTTATTTATAGCCGCCGCTGTTGGGATGATTTTGTGATCCAAATCCCCGACTGTCCAGAGCCTAACGTTGGAAATAGCCCCATCCAAGGCCGCGATATCAGCCAGTTTCATTTTCTCCAGCATGATAATATCGTCAAGAATAGCGTAAATCATTGGATTTGCCCAAAGGAGCCAATCGTCTTTCTTGTAGTAAAATGTCTGAACGCTTTCTGGATCTAGGGGTATTGTCTTGTCGCCCTTCTGTAGCCTTTGCTGGATATCCTTTGGAAGAGTCTTGAAAATTGTGTTTGGAGTATTATCTGTCTTGACTAATGTTTCATAGCTATTTTTAGACAAATTTAACACAAACTCAGGTCTGCCAATAATTTGAGATCCTGTGTTTTTAATGTCCACGGCGAGGGGGTTCAGGAAATCATAAGACCAAGGTATCTCCCTTTTTAGCACCTTGAGCGGTTCTATCTTGATGTCTGACGCTAGGGAATTTCTCAGATTCTTTTCTTGCTGTTTATTTATTCTGGCGGTTTGTCGTCGCACTACAACGTTTCCGGTTCTATATAGATAGTTCAAAAATCTTTCCGATCTATCTACCCCGGAAACCTCTTTCCACCACTTTCTGTAGAATTTCTCAATGGTCTTGTTTGGGTGGACTAAGACAAGTCCCTGTGATGCAAAATCCCCCATCAAATCAATAATATTTCTTATAATGCCAACCTTATCATAAGCCTGCATACATTGTTTAATGATTCTTTTTTGCTTATGGGAAACGGCCTCTCCCGGTCGAAATGAATCGTAGTCAGACCTAAGAAAAGATGTTCTGACAGACCGGTTAGATTCTACATCTATAAAACTCGTTCTTCTAGAATAGGCAGTTGATTTCTGAATACCATCGTAAGCGTCGATGTTGTCTGAGGTCTGAGCATATGCCTCCTGCCTTTGTGAGTCGCTGTCCCAAGTGCGATAAAGCGAGATTTCATCTGTCATTTCTATTGATCTCCGAATAATGGTATTGTTAATATGATTGACAATACACTATACGCAAATTAATAGATATCCTGTACTTTATCGGAAAACCAAGAAGGCCCATAGTAAAGCTTCTCGCTATTATTATGCTTTAAAGAATTATCTTCTTGAGCAAATCCACCAATGGCACCATATTCAATTACATCCTGCTCAATAGATAGAATTCTTGCAGACATATTAGCCATAATCAAAGAAGAATATCTGTCTTTCCTTAATCTACTCTTTTTACCTGCTGCAACTTTTACTTCGGGAGTGTCCCACCTCTCTCTACCGGTGGATGTTTGTGTCATTACGATCATGGATAACTCATCCTTGAGTTCTTCTATTTCCATAACACAATCTTCTAACGTGTCGTACTTTCTATTTGCCGCTTTGTCGTCTTCGATAGAAAGACCAATGCTAACAGAGTCAAAATATGGAAACAAAACAATCTTATCTTCAAAATCCTTTCTGAGTCCATGATTAGCCTCTGCCAACCAATCAGCCTTAGCGAATTGACAAAGCTTTAGAATGTGCAAACCTGCTTTATGGTCTGTATCTTTCTCCTTTTCTTCTATGGTGGGGTAAATTGCAACCTCACCCTCTCTAATCTTGTCTCTATCCTGTAGCGCTTCCATGACGGCTATACCGCCCCCTTGGGCGTCCAAGGCTATCTCAACACAAGGAAATACCTTCATGAGATCTCGGATCTTCTTGGCGCAATAGGAATAAAAATCATCTTCATCAACAATTTTTGATCTAAGCTTATCTTTGTGCTGCTTCCTGTTTGTTGTCCAACAATGCACTATCCTTCTATGATCTTCGTTTACCTCTATAACAACAATACTAAAGTTATCAACCTCGGAAGCTGGGTCAACACCAAAAACGTACTTCTTCTTGGGGTTGCCTTTTAGCATAGACTCAAAATACACTTCCCCGGAGGGAAAGTTGACCGTTTTGGTGGGAGAGGTGCAACAAGATTCTATAAGACTTCTCTTAAAGAAGCCCTGACTATCAGTAGTGAAACAAGCCCCGTACTCCATGTTATATATTCCACTATGTATAGTGGCCTTAGCTCTAGCCACCTGTCCCGAATCCATGAATCCATCAGGAAGCTTTTCTACAGGTATTCTAATGACAGAGTACTCAGTCCAATCAAAATCAGTAGGAACTTCGCCACCAAAGACCTCCTGTAACTTTGACTCGTTGCCCCTACTGTTAACTATATCTCTGTACCTCTTCCAGTAGTCGGCAAAATGATTAAAGTCATAATATGCCGTACCTGACAAAATAATCTGGTTTGATTTATCTTGAGGGTTGTCGTGTTTTTTCTCTATTTCAACCCCTAACTCTTTTGCCCTTTTTCTTCTCGCTTTGTCTTTTACTTTCTCTATGGGGCTAGCAGCGACAGCGGCAAAACCCGCTACAACGTTTTCAAATATGTCTCTAGGTATAGATGCAAATTCGTCTGCGATAATATCGTTGGCACGTTGACCTCTGATCTTGCTTCCATCGCCCAACGGAAGGCACGTTATAGTGCTTTGGCCGATATGCATGACACATCTATCAACATCTCGCCTAGGGCCGCTATTGGAGCCGCACAAGTCCCTCAGAACGGGTGCGTTCTTCCATATGGTGTCCATGTATTCAAACAAAACTTTAGATTGTCTAAACGCGGCGCCAACAACAATAACCTTTCTTTGGGGCATGAATAAAGCGCGAAGAAGAGGATAAACAGAAAGTATAAATGATTTACCCATACCTCTGGTTCCAATCAGCATTGGAAATTTTCTATTCCACATCTCATGTAGTAATAGTGCTTGCATAGGGGCGAGATCTATATTGAAAATGTATTTACAAGCGAATGAAAAATACTCTGGCCTCATCATAAGCCACGCTATTCTCTCTAGAAGCTGATCTTTATCGGAACCCTCCATGATAAAATCCATAGGGTTAAACAAAGAGCTTTCGTCTACGTCTATACCGAGCCAAGCATCTTCTAGTTGCTTTTTGTGATCCCCCGTCCACTGAGTCAAGTCGTGGCTTGTTTTTGTTTTTTTATTTGCCATTATCTATTCCGTCAGCAAATCCATAATGTACGGCCTCTTCTGAATCGAGATACCAATCACCATCTTTCATTTTCCTTTTTATGTACGCCTTGGTTTTTGAAACATTATACTTTCTTTCTTTAAAGTACTTACCAGTTTTTTGACACTTTGCAGCAAATATACTTAACATTAGCTCCAAATTAGACTTATCCAACTTTGCCCAATTCTGAGAGCTTAAATAATCACCACTACAGTCTGTAGAACCAAAATGGGCCATAAAGTATGAGTTGGGAGTTACCAGCCTAGTGTCTGCGGCCTGTAGTATTATACCACTCATAGATTCCGCCTGTCCGTAGGCGATAACGGTTACATGCGAGTCGCATGAAGATATAGCATCGAATATGGACATTCCTGCGCCCCAGTGGCCTCCGATGCTTTGCATGTTCACTCTTATTTCATTATTATTTAGATGGTCTAGATGCCTTATGTTCTTGATAAAATTTATAGCCATCCTGTAATCTACACCGGGATCTTCTTCTCCGTTGTCTTTGACGCCGTGTAAGTAAATTTCCCTATTCTTAATGTCAATTCCATAGTTATGTATTTCACCAATACTGTCACTTATATTTCCCATCTTCACCTCTATGAAATAATTCGTTAAGCCTCTTAAATATGCTGTTGCAAACCACAAAAGCGTTTTGCTTGTTTCCACAAAACAATATTTTTGTGTCGTACCATATTTGAAATTCTATAACGCATTTTAGTAGATACTTTCCTGTAACCTTAACCCTCGGCCTCATTGACATCGGAACCTTTGAATTTTCTGGATATTTCAAAAGGTCGTCCATTGAAAACTCACAAATAATAAAAGAGAACGGATAGTCTTTCATACGCTCCATCTCAGCTTGGAAAGGTTTCTTTTTTCTGCCAAGATTCATCGCGATTTCGGAGGTGCAGCCTTTTCTTTCTATACATACAACGTCTTCAAAACCTTGAAGGGTATAGTCTCCCGTGTTAAGTGTACCAACGTCCATACCGGAACACTTATCATAAGGAGAGAAAAACCATCCGTCCTGTTCTCTTGTATCTTTTATTACTTGATATTTCGGTATCATTTATACTTAATTTTCTCTGAATCTGTATCCCACTTGCAAAAATTATGCAGTTTCATTTTATTGAGACCTAGGTAGACCTCATTCCAAACCGATGAATCACACCCACTGAAAGTAGCGGATTTATCTGGATTATCCCCTATGGACTTAATGATAGCTTTGGCATCACTCGTCTCAATGGGTTTAGGAACCTCTACTACCTCTTTTTTGAATAGTTCTTTCTTTTCGCCCAAGCCCCAGTCCTTGCTAAATGTAGATTTTTCTTCTTTGTTAAACATCGTTATCTCTTTCTTTTAATAAGTTGTGAAAAATATGAAATATAGTGCGATTCCTTGCCCGTAACAGACTTATGACACGCACTACAAAGCGTTATGCCGTTGTCCACATCATATCTCAAGGATGCGGCGGAAGACCATTTCATTATGTGATGAACGTTTAATCTAGCCCTCCTTCCCTTCTTTTTACACATTTGACACGTATATTTGTCTCTTTTTAAGACCTTTAGCCTAAACTCTTTGTAAATCGGGTCGCTGTAATCTCGTCGCTTTGACATCGTGATACACCATTCTTTCTACCAGTTGTTGAAATGAAATCTCAGGTTCCCATCCCAGTACACGCTTCGCTTTTGCTGGTATTCCCAATAAATAGTCCACTTCTGCTGGACGGTAAAACTCTGGGTCAATTACCACAAAATCGTCCCAATCATCAATTCCTATATGTTTGAAGGCAATGTCTAGAAAATCTCTGACGGAATGAGTCTCGCCCGTAGCGACCACGTAATCGTTTGGCGTTTCGTGCTGCATCATTTCCCACATACCCCGCACATAGTCCTCTGCATGGCCCCAGTCCCGTTTTGCGTCTAGATTGCCTAGTCGAAGTTTGGGAAAGGTGGGACTATTTGCCAAGTCTCCAATTTTAGGTGTATAAACTTCCGTACTCCTAAAGACAATATCAATGCCATATTTGAACTCGGTAATTGTGCCACTCCTGATCCCAGAATTGTCGTCTCGCCACCCTACAAACTCACCAATCCACTTGGTGATCTTTCGGGTCACAAACTTTTCGCCCCGCCTTTCGCTCTCATGGTTGAACAAAATGCCACTACAAGCAAAAATCCCATAACTGTCACGATAATTACGCACAAGGTGATGAGCCGCCAATTTAGCTATGGCATATGGACTCTGGGGAGCAAATGGTGTTTTCTCGTCTTGGTACTTAATCATATCTACAAGACTTTCTCGCAGGTTGTAATTCTTACCAAACATTTCACTAGAACTAGCCTGATAGAACTTAATGGCGTCTTTTCTGCCCGAATATCTTATTGCCTCTAGAATATTCAGCACTCCACCAGCAGTAACGTCCCAAGTCAGACTTGGTTGCTTGAAACTCGTCCCAACATGAGATTG